GGCAGCACAGCCTCAACAGACAGCACAGCCCCAGCAGCAGGCAGGTATGACAGGAGCACAGTTGAAGGGCTACATTGCAGAGGCAAACAAGCAGCAAAGCATTGAGGCTCTCTTGGAGTTCGGAGCGAGGGTGCGTGCTGAGCGTCCCGAACTGTCGAACAATCAGGCGTACTACAACGCAATATTCCAGAAGGCTTCCGCTCTCGGTATTGCAGAGTTGGAGAGCTGCAATTCGGGTGATGACATCCTGTTGCTCATTGACCGCTGGAATGAGATTTGGCCTGCTGTCATTGCAGAGAACACGCCATTTGGCAATGCCATTATCGCTAAACGTAATTCCTTCGCAGTATGATACAGCTTGTTCCGAGTCCCGTGGAGTTCAGCGAGAACCCGCACGGCTATTTCCTGCAAGGAATACGTTTGTCAGGCATCACAACACTCATCAAGGCTGCTACCGGCCTTGGTGAGTACCCCGATGCAAGCGACTATGTGAAAGAGTACCTTATCCCCAAGGCTGGAGAGAAGGGAACGGCAGTACACCAAACCATTGAGCATTACGACAAGACGGGAGAGAGAATCACCGAGTACGACTTGCCGCTCAATGGTCATCTTGACACCTCTGCACAGCTCGACAACTACATCATGCTGCGTGAAGGCTATGAGCCAGTTGCCAACGAGTACACCATCAGCGACGGGGTCATGTACGCAAGTAACATTGACAACGTCTGGCAGAAGAAGGAGAGCGGAGGCATCTACCTCGTTGACACGAAGACCAACAACCTTGACCTCTTCCCTGGCGGTGAGGGTGCGCTCATTGAGTACCTGTCATGGCAGCTCAGTTGCTACGCCTTCCTGTTCGAGATGCAGAACCCGACATTGAAGGTAGAGGGCTTGCTTGGCAACTGGTTCCGCGATGCCCAGTGCAAGCAGTGGGTAATCGAAAGGAAGCCTGACAGCATCATTAAGGAGCTGCTGGACTGTCCCTATGAACTCACGCCGCACGGCTTCGTCTATGATATGGGAGACAGGGCAAGGTTCCTGCCTGCTTCAACGGCTGTAGCCACGCAGGAGCAGAACATCGTCCCCCAGCAGGTAATAAGCCTCATCGCCACCATCCTTGAAGAAGAGAAGGCGGCAAAGGAGAGGCTGGAAACACTGAAAGTCGAGTTGAAGAACGCCATGCTGGAGCACGGCATCAAGAGTTGGGACGGCGGCAAGTTCTTGGCCACCATAGCAAAGGACAGCGTTGTCAACACCTTCGACACTACGAGATTCAAGAAAGAGCACGCCGATCTGTACGAGCAATATACAAAACAGGCCGTGCGTGCAGGTGCATTCACACTAAAACTTAAATAACATGGGAGTCAACAAACAGACTATTATCGGCAACCTCGGGAAAGACCCTGAGGCACGCCAAGGACAGGACGGCGGTCTTGTGTGCCGCTTCTCTGTCGCAGTAACCGAGAGTGCTTACACAACACAGAGCGGGATGCAGGTTCCTGAGCACACAGAGTGGTTCAACATCCGCTGCACTGGCAAGAAGGCAGACGTGGCAAGGCAATACCTTCACAAAGGCGACAAAGTCTATATAGAAGGCAAGACCTTCACTGGCGAGTATGTCAACCAGCAGACAGGCGTAAAGACAACGTACACGGAAGTCCGTTGCGAAGTTCTTGAACTGCTTACCCCGAAGGGACAGTCACAGGGACAGCAGCAAGTGATGCCTCAGCAGGGATTCGTTCCGCAGGGTGCTCCGCAGTACCAGCAGACACCCCAGTACCAGCAGCAACAGTTGCCACCTGCTCCCCAGCAGTTCCCACAGGCACAAGCTCCTGTAGGAGTGTTCGGACAACCTGCACAGGCTGCACCTGCTGCCCCACAATGGCCAGGATGATATGGCAAGCGCACAACTTATCAAGCGAGACGGCAAGGTCAGTATTGAGCCATCGTTGGACTTTCTCTGCTCCAAGCTGACGAATGGTGAATACGACCTTGTCATCAAGCGGAAGACTGAGCCGAGGACGGTCAGCCAGAACGCCCTCATGTGGATGTGGTTCGAGTGCATCAGTCAGGAGACGGGTACACCCAAGCAGGATGTCCACGACTACTACTGCTCGCTATACCTTGCCAAGCTTATTACGATAGGCAACAGGCAGGTCATGGTGAAAGGTTCCACATCCAGTCTTACTACAGCTCAGATGACGAAGTTCCTCAACCTGATTCAGGCGGATGCGCAATCGGAGTTAGGCATACAGCTACCGCTTCCGGCTGATAGGTTCTACAATGAATTCATACAGGAGTATCGGCAAGTCTGATGCTCCTTATTTCTTACATCATAACACACACAAAACGAAATGGACATTAAAATCAAAAAGGCAAGACTTGCCAAGAACGGCGGTCTTGAAGTTGCCTACACCGACCTTGAAGGCAACGATGTAACATTGAAGGGTGTCAACCCAGTACACAGAGACATGAAGGAAGCCATGAGCAAGCTCGTTCCCTTCCTCGCTGACCTCACAGAACAGCGTGAGTCAGACAACATCCAGTGGGGAGAGCTTGAAGGCGAGTACAACACCGACCTGCTCAAGCGCATAGAAGTGACAGGTGTCACAATCAGCTCAGACGATATTGCAGATACAGTTGTGCTGACTGGCCGCAGGACGCTGTCAGTGACCCACAAGGTGCTTTGCATCAACTCTCCTGCCATTACCCTTGACGATGAGTCTGAGGAATACGACCACCTGTCAGAGCTGCAGGAAGCCCTGTTGTCCGTAGAGGGCGAGGCCAAGCTGTATATCACAGAGCACAAGTATTCTGTCGTACAGACGGAGATTGACTTCAACAATCCTGAGGACCCATTCGGTGAGGGTGGCGATGCAGGAGAGTCGGAACCTCTGGATGGAGAATAAGGTGAAGCTATGAAGCCTATCTATATTACTTCAATGCCGAGCAAGTACAAGATTCAGTTCGAGTACAATGCGAAGATGATTGAAGCAATAAAGAGAGTGCCTTCAAGGCCACGCTGGGACGGAGCAGACAAGGCGTGGCTCATCGACAAAGTTTCACCTCTTTACCCGCCAGACAAACCGGCAGACTGGTACGTTCACACATTCGCGCAGTGGGCAGTGTTCCACCGCTACTGCGAGAGGATTGTTGAGCGCCAAATCAATGAAGAGATTACCTTTGAGATTCCCGAAATGACACCGCTTGCCGGAGAGCACTACATGCTGCTCAGGCCCTACAACTATCAGCTGGAGGGTGTGGCATACGCGCTGAACCACAAGCGGTGCATCTTCGGCGATCAGCCCGGACTCGGAAAGACACTCCAAGCAATCTGTGCCGTTGTGAAGGCTCACAAGGAGCGTGCAGTGTTCGGAGAGTCTTTTCCCTGTCTGGTGATATGCCCGGCAGCGTTGAAGGTAAACTGGAAGCGAGAATTCAAGAAGTTCAGCGGCATGGAGTCCATTATCCTTGATGACAAGAACAGGGACACATGGCAGAACTTCATAGAGATGAAGAGACAGGACGGCGAGAACTGCTGCAATGTCTTTATCGTCAACTATGAGTCGTTGAAGAAATTCTTTGTCAAGCAGGTAACGCCCGGACAGAGGCTGTCACTGCGAAACATTATCTTCGATGACCGCATCAGACTTTTCAACACAGTCATCATTGACGAGTCCCACAAGTGCAAGACATCAAAGACGCAGCAGTCAAAGTTCGTCGAGGGTATCAGCAGGGGCAAGAGGTTCGTGTTTGAGCTGACAGGCACACCTGTTGTCAACGACAATACAGACCTCATCCAGCAGTTGAAGATTCTTAACAGACTGGAGGACTTCGGAGGCTATACTCACTTCGTAAGAAGGTTCTGTGATGGCCCCAAGCGTTCATCCAACACGAAGGAGCTTAACTGGAGGCTGTGGAACGCCTGTTTCTTCCGCAGGGAGAAGCAGAAGGTGCTCACAGAGCTGCCCGAGAAGACACGCCAGTACATCACCTGCGACATCACTACGAGGAAGGAGTATCAGGCATGTGAGATGGACCTGCTGCAGTACCTTCGCAAGTACAAGAACGCAGACGATGAGAAGATACAGCGTGCAGCGCGTGGGGAAGTCATGGTGAGGATGCAGGCATTGAAGGCCATTGCAGCGAGGGGAAAGGTGAATGCTGTTACCGAGTTCGTGCATGACATCATAGACGGAGGCGAGAAGCTCATACTGTTCGCCTACCTGAAAGAAGTCGTGCAGGAGATGAAGAAGCAGTTCCCAGATGCAGTGACAGTCACAGGTGACGACAACATCATGCAGAAGCAGGCATCCGTTGACAAGTTCCAAAACAACCCTGATACCAGGTTAATCATACTCAACTACAAGGCAGGCGGTACAGGCTTGACGCTGACAGCCTCATCGCGTGTGGCATTCATAGAGTTCCCCTGGACCTACAGCGACTGCGAGCAGGCAGAGGACAGAGCGCACCGCAACGGGCAGAAGAACAACGTCAACTGCTACTATTTCCTTGGTGAAGGGACAATCGACAAGTACATGTACGACCTCATTCAGACCAAGCGGGAGATAGCAGACGGAGTGACCGGCACTACCACCCAGATAGACGAGGACATGATTAACATTACAATGAATCTATTCAAGGACAAGTTATGACACTCACAGACATTTTGAAGCAGGAACAGACGATGAGTGAGGCACAGATACAGCACTCATGCGTCGCATGGTTCCGTATGACATTCCCTGATTCCGACGTACTGTTGTTTGCGGTCCCTAACGGAGGTGCAAGAACGGGTGCCAGCGGAGCGATGAGGAAGTACGAAGGTGCCGTTGCTGGGGCTCCCGACCTTGTGTTTCTCCACAAGAAAGGCGGCTATGGTGCTTTGCTGATAGAGTCGAAGACACCGAAGGTAAAGGGTCAGAAGTCAGCAGGCAGCCAGAGCAAGGAGCAGAAGAGGTTCCAAGCCAAGGCAGAGCGTGCAGGTTACAAGTACATAGTCATTCACGGCATACAGGAGTTCATAGAAGAGCTTTGTCTGTACGCAAGGATAGACTACAGTCCTTACCTTGAAGATGTATGTGAGAACTACGAAACCTACCAAAAGGCAAAGCTATGAATTATATCGAGCTACTTAATAGGTTTTGGGGCATGAATGGAGATTTCTCCGACAGGGAGAAGCTTCTTTACTTCTACTTACTTCACCGCTGCAACGAACTTGGTTGGCCTGAGACATTCAGCCTCTCCAATGAAGAAATCGTTGGAGCCTTGAAGTGTCGCCCAACCATAATGAAGGAAGCTCGTAAGGCACTGGTCAGTGCCGGACTCATTGTTTTTTCCGCAGGCAACGGAAGAGGTAACAATTCTTTCTTTTCGATAGTGGCAGAAAAGGGTCGGAATGGGAACCCCTTTATGAAAAAGGGGTCGGTTTCGGAACCCCTTTATGAAGAAAAAAAGGGTCGGAATGGGAACCCCTTTATTTCCTCAAATAGTTCAGAATCAAGTAAAAAAGATTTTGAAAATAATAAAAAGGGGTCGGAATGGGAACCCCTTTATGCACAAGTACAGAAAGAAGAAAAGAATGAAGAAAAGAAAAGCATCCCCCCTGCACCTCCCTTAAAAGAAAAAAAGAAAGAAAAAAAGAAAGATGTAACGCATAATCTTAACGATTATGCTACTCCCACCAGTAAAGCGCGTGTACGTACGCACGAGAATGAGGATGGGCAGATGGAAATCGTCTTTAAGGAGGTTGAACCAAAACCTCTAAAGAAGAAGCGCGAACCTGTCGAGCCTGTCTTGCCAGAAGATATTCAGGAGGTGATTTCTTTCTTTGAGAAGTACGGCCAAAGTCTCCAAGACTGGAGAACAGAGGCGGAGGCTTTCTATTATCACTACGACTCCTTGGGATGGATGGGAACTTCCAACCGGAAAATACAGAATTGGAAGTCGAAAGCCAGACTTTGGATAGCCGACCAAACAGTCAAAGAAAAACAAAAATCAGTCAACAATGCAACAACCACAATCAATCCAACAAGTAGTACAAGGGAGTCAAGGCTTGCAGAGGCAGCAGAGCTCGTCGATAGCCTACTCCGAGAAGGTGGCATTGGCTAAGAGCTACCTATGCAAGATGAATCCTGCATACCAGATGCAGATCTGCCACAACGAGAAAGACTGCCTCATGGGGCAGTACCCTACGCTGGCAGAGATAAACAAGGGCTACGGGCAGACGATGGCCATGGCGTGGCTGGTTCCACAGCTTCTTGACCTTTCAGAGTATTGCGGATGCAAGGAGAAACTCAACCAGCACCAGATGCACGGACTGGCCTACATCATAGCGACGGACTTCTTCTACTTGAAGGTGTCGGAACTGATGCTGTTCTTCCACCGTTTCAAGTCCGGCAGGTACGGCAAGTTCTACGGCTCTGTTGACCCGCTGGTGATAACGAAGGCGCTCAGGGAGTTCGTTGTGGAGCGCAGCAATGCCATAGACCGCTACGAGAACGAGGAGCGCAGGCAGAAGCTGGAAGAGGAAATGAAGCATGCCGTGACGTGGCAGGAATATTGCAAGATGAACGACATGCCTGAGCGTGCTGATGACTCGCCGTTGAAACTATTAACCCTACAGCCATGAAGAAGGAAGTACAGCCGCGTATGGTTCACGTTGAGTTTCCCGACCTCAACAACCTTGGAGAGAATGACTACCTGGTATCATGGCGTATCAGGGATTGGGACCACATACATCATATCCAGAAGTATTTCGGCATGCCTATGTACACGAACATAAACCGAATCAGCAAAGTCACCATGAGGCGTGACGACCCGAAGTGGAACAAGCTCATTGAGGGCATCAGACTCGGTTACTATTGGATGTACAGGCCGCAAAACGTTAGTAAAAGTTAAGGTGACAAAATGGTGAAGTTTCTGCTTTCATATCTCGTCAAAAAACGCTAACTTTACTGATGTTAAGAGAATTACAAAAACATAAGTCAAACCAACTAAAAATTCTTAAAGATGGAGAAAGTAACACAACTAATGAACATCGGGATTGGGCTCATTAACCCATCACCGAGGAACCCACGCAAGACTATCGGCAAGGAAGAGCTGAAAGAGCTTGCTCAGAACATCAAGGCACAGGGACTCTTGCAGCCCATCACTGTGCGCCCAGTGGATTATGATGTCATCTGCAAGGACGGCCACGCTACTCACATCGAGTACGAGATTGTCTGCGGTGAACGTCGCTACAGGGCTGTCCGCATGAACGCTGGTGGCGATGAGAGTGTGACCATTGCCTGCATCGTCAAGGAGATGACCGATGAGGAAGCCTTCGACGCGATGATTACCGAGAACCTGCAGCGCAAAGACGTTGACCCCATTGAGGAAGCCTTTGCCTTCGGAGAGCTGGTCAAGTCAGGCAAGACAGAGGAAGAGATTGCGGCAAGGTTCGGCAAGACGAAACGCTTCGTCCAGGAGCGCTGCAAGCTCAACACCCTTATCACTCCCCTGAAAGAACTCACGAAGAAAGGCAAGCTGCCCATAGCAGGTGCCATGATGCTTGCCAAGCTCACTGAGGACTTGCAGCAGAAGTACAGCAGCGACATGAAGAGCCGTATTGCCAACATCGAGACATCGCCCATCGAGGTCAGGGAAATCAACACATGGATAAGCCGCGAGTTCATGAGGCTGGACAGTGCGCGTTTCCTTGAAACCGACGATGACGAAAAGAAGCAGCCTACAGAGGACTGGAACCACGAATATCCCAAGTGTGCCACCTGTCTGATGAACACCGGCAACGCTGGCTGTCTGTTCTACTCCATGAAGGGTGAAAGTGAGTGTACAGACCGTGTGTGCTTCGAGAAGAAGAACGCTGCCTACATGATGTACCAGATAGAGAAGAACGCCGACCGCCTCACCAAAGAGGGCGAGGTGATGCAGATAGGCAACGTCGTCATAGTGGATGGCGAAGAGGAACAGTACGGCTACGAGAACGTGAAGCGGTCCAGGAAGATTCTCTTCGACATGATACATGCCAAGGGCTACATGGTGGTCAAGCCTGATGCCTTCGACGGGATGTGCAAATACTATGATGGCGATGAGCGCATCAAGGACTTGCTCAAGCAGGGCAAGGTCATGGAGTGCATCACACTCGGCACTCCATGGTGCCTCGACATTGAGACCCGATACTACTACACCAAGGGCAACAAGGATGCAGATCCGGAAGAGACGCCAGAGCAGCGCGAGGTTCGGGAGCTTGTCACCAAGTACAACAACCTGCTCGACAAGATGAACCGCGATGCCAACGATGAGCTTCGCAACTGGGGAAAGGAGAAGCAGTACTCCAAGCGTGTAGGCACACTCGACAAGAAGGAGCTGGTGGGCTTCTGGTCCCTCATAGTGCTTGGTGCAGGCAGTGACATCCTTCGCGAGGCTGGAGCCACGGAGTACAGCGACCACAAGAAGATACACTCCTATGTGGAGAACAACCTCACCGAAGAGAACATGCTCCGCTGGCAGCGCTCCTTCATAGCCAAGACAGTCTGTGACAGGTACAGCTACGACGAACTTGCCAACAGAGTGATGCGCGACTGCTTCCATGTGGCCTACCCAGACGACTACAACGAACTGACCCACAAGTATGCGGACAAGTTCGCCAAGCGCAGCGAGAAGATAAAGGTCAGGCTCCAAGAGCTTGGCTATAACATCCACGGAGAGAAAATCGAGAAATAGCCATGGGACTGTTTACATACAATGCGGACTTCTATCCCACACCATCATCTGTCATCGAGCAGATGATGTGGGATGAAGACGTAAGCGGCAAGGTGATACTTGAACCTTCTGCCGGAAAAGGTGACATCGTTGAATGGCTACAGAGAGCCGGAGCAAGGGAAGTCATTGCCTGCGAGAAAGACCACAACTGCCAGCGACTGTTGGCAGGCAAGTGCCGCATCGTAGCCGACGATTTCCTCTCCGTGACCTCTGAGCAGGTGAGCCACATCAACATGATAGTGATGAACCCGCCATTCAGCAGAGGTGTTGAGCACATACAGCACGCATGGAACATAGCACCAGCAGGCTGCACCATCGTTGCCCTGTGCAACCATGCGAACTTTAACAGCTACATGACCACCAGCACCCAAAAGCTGAACGAGGTTATCAGGGACAACGGCTATCGGAAGAACCTCGGTAGATGCTTCAAGACATCGGAGCGCATGACCGACGTTGAGGTGGAGCTTATCAAGCTGTTCAAGCATGGCGACGGCAGCAGCGAGTTTGCAGGCTATGTGTTTGACTGCTTCGATACTGATGCCGTAGATGCCAACGCGGAAGACGGCCTTGTCAGGTACAACTTCATCCGTGACCTCGTAAACCGCTACAAGGAGGCAGTGAGCCTCTTCGATGCAGCCATTGAAGCAGCGGAGCGCATCAACGATGTGGCGTGCTGGACTGACCTTGAAGAAGTGAAGAATGACGCTGGTGATGTCATCAGGACAAACAAGATAGACCGCCCGCTGCCTATCCGCTTCGAGGCATGCAGAAGAGACAATGACAACAAACGGACAGGTCCTGTGACCCATGCGGAGTACAGGAAGGAGTTGCAGAAATACTACTGGAAGATAATCTTCCGCAAGATGAACATGGAGAAGTATTCCACGAAGAAGCTGCGGGAGGACATCAACAATTTCATAGAGAGCAACTGCAACCGTCCGTTCACAATGTCGAACATCTACCGAGTCCTGAACATCGTGATACAGACCAACGGCCACAGGATGCAGAAAGCCATAGAGGAAGCCTTCGACCTCATCTGCTCGCTCAGTGCAGAGAACAGTACGGCAGGCGAGACGTGGAAGACCAACGCGAACTACATGGTCAACCGCCGCTTCATCGTTGACTGGATAACAGGCGACCCATATAGTTACAACTGGTCATACCTCAAGGTTCGCTCCTATCAGGGCAACACGGAAAAGGTGGAGGACATCTGCAAGGCGCTGTGCTACCTGACGGGAAGGGACTACGACAAGATAGGCTCGCTCTACAAGAATGTCAGCGAGGGCAAGTACGAGTGGGGCAAGTGGTTCGAGTGGGGCTTCTTCCGCTGCCGAGGCTACAAGAAAGGCACCATGCACTTTGAGTTCCTGGACGAAGATGTCTGGTACAAGTTCAATCAGGCAGTCGCCAAGGAACGCGGCTGGAGCCTTCCCAAGAAGACAGAGAAAAAGCGTAAGAAGTGATGGAAGGAAAAGTCTATAGCAGGCATCCCAAGCGCGGCGAGTGGCAACAGCCAAGACGAGAGTCAGACATTGCTTTGACAATGGAAGATTGGCTTGAAGACACTCGGCCACGGCACGGCACTATCGAATATGACAACCATTCCGGCGGATGGCGAGGCGACAAGCGCACCTTCAAAGACCGCTGGAAGGCTGTCATCATGGTCAACGGACAACGCTACAGCCACAGAGCCGCTACACGGAGCGAGTGCCGCGAGTGGCTCAAGGCTGTCCTCTCCAAGAAGATACTGCCCACCGACAACAAAGCCGACTGGCTGCGCATGGAGCAGCACAAGGACGAAGAGGCACGCATCGAGGAAATCGTACTGAGCCAGGCAGAAGAGGCCGTCATGCTCTGCGAATACCACCAAAGCGGCGACCTCTCCAAGATAAGCGACTACGTGGAGAAACGCCTGCTGCCTCACATGATGTACTACTGCGCACACTCCCTTCATCTCGGGAAGGAAAGCACAGTCACGGCTTCACGGCAAGCTGCTGGACTTTTGCTGACGCGCATCACCTCGCGCCGTCCGGTCCACAACTTCACCTACACCTGTAAGCGGATGCTCCGCACCTACAAGCAGCGCGGCAATTTCTTCTACTACGACAAGGCACCCGAACCCGTGAAGCTCATCGTGAACGGCATCAACTTCGACAGGCTTGCCGAAGTATGGAAGGTGACAAGGGACAAGAGAATATAAACGAAAACATACATTCACCGTTAAAATCGTAGGAAAATGATAGTATCGAAAATGACACCGCAGGAGGTGTACAAGGAACTGGAGCGCGACAAGCCGCTGCTCGCCGCATGGTGGAGCCACCAGCGCGACGCTCTCGAAAAGAAGGCCAAGAGGATGACGAAGTTCCCCATGGTGACGTGGTTCGACCACACAACGCCAAGGAAGAACCGCTACCTCATCCTATCCGTAGTGTACTGCAGAAGGTATTTCAAGGCAAACACCACCTGCTTTGTGGCTCTACAGAAAAGGGAGGACGGCACGGCAATCTACTTCACAAGGCTGCCCAATCAGATACTGGCCAGTCCGATCGCGTTGCTGCCCCACGTCCTCGACAGGTACGACCAGCGTTGCGGCATCAAGAAGCAGGGCTTGGACCTGATAAGGCACTACATCGAGCACAACTACATGGGACAGCCCGTAGAGGGCAGGCGGTTCTCCGGCAGGAGTGTCCGCTACAAGGACAGGGACAACGTCTGCCTGAGCATCCCCGACGGCGTGCTGCTCGGAGAGATGCTGGAGAAGGACATCTTCGTGGCGCACACCTTCATCACATACGGCGACGCATCCGGCCTCCAGCGAGTCGAGTTCGAGAAAAAGAAGAAAAGCATCATCCCCCAGCTGGAGTTGGGGAAGCAAATCAGAAACATCTACAACAAATTCAAAAACCAGTAATCATGGAAAAGTTAATTTCAGTAATCAAGGATAAGCATTTCGCCTACTACAAGGATGGCGAAGACATCATTCCAAGTGTATGCGAGTACGAGGCAGTGTTCCAGGACAAGGACGGCAACTACGTACACGGCTCCTTCCCCGACCTCAAATATCTGGATGATTACACAGCAGAAGAACACGTCACGGAGATTCTTGAAGGCGAGGGCCATGTCCGCTTGAATGTCGTTGACAAGGAATACATCGTCCAGATGTCAAGCGGCATAACAACCATAAGCGGCACATCAGATGTGGAAGGTTTCGGAGAAGTGCTAAAGCTTATAGCAGAAGCGAAGCCTTATCTTGCAGACGATGCCAAGGAGTTCCTGGCACAAGTGAGAGACAGTATTAACGAAATCCTAAAATAAACAAAACTATGGACACAATCAAAGTAAAAGACCTGATTAAGCGGCTCCAATGCCTTGACCCTGAATCTGACGCGTGGTTCTATCTTGGCAACGATTTTGAAGACCAGAAGAACATTGCATATACTATCCTCACAAGGTATGAAGAACTGGAGAGGGAAGGCGACACACGAGGTTTACCGCGAAACCTGCTTATTGAGGACTTTTCTATCAGCAGAGTTTCAGGAGCTGGACCAGAACACCTGAAAATCATTTTTACTCCTAACTTTGACGTACAATCCTATGCAAAAGAATATTTCGACACAATGTTCATCAATAGGAGGAGAGTCCAGGAACCAGAAAAAAGTCCGAACTTCAAACCAGACGGTGTCGTTGAAATCGACGGGATAGAGGTAAAGACGTTCATTGACCAAAGCCCAAATTGCAATATCCTATCCTATGAAGTTGGTACAACTGGTCCACAAGGTGGAGATACCGGTCATGGTGGCAGGACTTATTTCCGCATATCAGATGATGCAAGTACCGACATGCGGTGTATAGTCAAAACCCACGATGGCAAGACACATGAGTTCGATGGTGCAGCAGACGTGGCACAGATAGAAATCATGTTTGGTGGAGACTCCGAGCTTGACACGTTTATTGAAGCCCTTGAGTTCGCAGCAGAAAAGCTGAGAGCACAGAGGAACCAGTAACGTTTAGCGACAACTAAACCGATGACACAATGGAACAGACTTACAACCCCAGGGACGGATAGGGTGCCGCAACGTAGCACCCTTCGTCATTAACCTATTATCGTAACCCAGAGAATGATAAAGATAAATTATCTGTCGCAGCGCATCCACGACGTGATGGTGGAGAGGTACGAGATAAGCAAGGACGCAGGCATCAAGGCGTGGCTGTTGCACCTGAGCGCACTGTGGAGGGAGGCTGACCAATCCATCCACGAGCGGGAATGCAGCCGCTTCGTCTATTCAAGGCTGGAGCTTGTCATAGCAGACATCATACTGCTGTGCATCGCCCTGTTGAAGAAGACCGGAGTCCGGAACATCGAGAATCTCCTCCGAAAAAGACTGGATGAGAGCGACAGAAAAAACAAAGAGAAATGAAGGTGTTACACTGGCTATTGAATGTGAGATGATTTTTATGTGGTTGATAACAATTACCAGTATGACAGAAAGAAAGTTGATACAAGTGGCTCTGTTGGACTACAACAAGGGTCAGCTTCAAGGACTCCCGAAGAACCCCCGCTTCTTCAGGGACTATCGTTTTGAGGCTATGAAGAAGAGCATACAGGACAGTCCTGAGATGCTCGAATTGCGGGAGCTGATAGTTTATCCCTACCCAGAGGGACGTTTCGTAATCGTATGCGGCAACCTTCGTTGCAGGGCGTGCAGGGAACTCGGATATACCGAGCTGCCGTGCAAGGTTCTCGACGAGGCCACACCGCCAAAGAAGCTCAGGGAGTACGCCAGCAAGGACAACGTGAGCTTCGGTGAGAACGACCAGGACATCATAGACAACGAGTGGGACAAGTCGGAACTACAGGACTGGGGCATGGAGTTTGCGCCCGAGAAGCCGAAGGATGCCTTCCGAGAGCGCTTCGAGAGCATGACAGACGAGACGGCCATATATCCCCTTATCCCCAAGTATGACGAGAAGCACGAGCTGTTTATCATTCAGAGTGCAAGTGAGGTGGATTCCAACTGGCTTCGGGAAAGGCTCAACATGCAGCACATGAAGAGCTACAAGACGGGGAAATTCAGCAAGAGCAATGTTATAGACGTTAAAGATATTCGCCATGTCCTTGAAAATAGTCATTCCAAGCCACAAAAGGCATGACAGGGTTCTATCGAAGAAGCTTGTCACCGACCCGATAATATGCGTTGCAAAGAGTCAGGCCGAGTTATACAGGGAGTTCAACCCTGAGTGTGAGATAGTGTGCCACCCCGACGATGTTGTGGGCCTCATCCCTAAGAGGAACTGGATGGCGAAGCACTTCGGCGAACTGTTCATGTTTGACGATGATGTGCATGTCTGCAAGCGCCTCTTCATTGAGAAGGGGGAGGCAGGTGTCATCCGTGACCCAGTGCAGATAACAGCCATAGTCAACAACCTCTACGAGCTTGCCTGTATGCTCGACGTTCATCTGTTCGGATTCACATCAAGGGTGACACCAGTGATGTACGACGAGACAGAGTACCTGAGCCTCCAGCACATGATAACGGGATGCTCCTACGGAGTCCGCTACAACAAGAACGTGTGGTGGAATGAAGAGTTGAAGTTGAAGGAGGACTTCTGGATTTCCTGCTACATGAAGTACAAGGAGCGCAAGGTTCTAACGGACATCCGTTACAACTTCTCGCAGAAGGACACCTTCGTAAACGCTGGCGGTTTGTCCGGCATCAGGAATCAGGAGGAAGAGCGCCGCAGCATCCTCTTCATCAGGAAGAACTTCGGCAACGCCATCCGCTTGAAGGGAACCACCAACAACGGCAAGGGGAAGACACGCCAGAAGGTACAGTACAATATCTCTGCAACTTTCCCATTTTGAAAATGTTAGCAAACGTTAAGGTGATAAAATGGTGAAGGAAAAATTTCCATATCTCGCCAAAAAACGTTAACTTTACAGTAGTAAAAGAAACTTAAAAACACATTCAAAATGAAGAAGTTAGAAAGAATAAAGATGGTTCTCGATGCAGAAGTTATTGAATTCCTTGAAAACTGCGAGAGCTATGGCAGTTACTTTAGCGACGATGCAGAGTTTTGCATTAAAGTTGACGGTGTAGAATATTCGGCAAACGTCTCCATCAAGGCGAGCTTCCAACTCACCAAAGAGTATGAGAGCGACGAATACGGCAACAGGTACAACATGGGAACCAGCAAGGAACTCAAAAACTACCAGTATGAAATCATTGACCTGTATGACTGGGAGGAGGATTGCTACCTCATCGAGGACAAGAAGATGGTTAAGGAACTTGAAGAAGCAGCTTAAATCTTACCACTATGACACCAATGATGAAACAGTTCCACGAAATCAAGTCCAAGCACCCTGATGCACTGCTGATGTTCAGGTGCGGCGATTTCTACGAGATGTACCAAGAGGATGCTGTTGCTGCATCCGGCATACTGGGCATAACACTTACCGAAAGCAAAAGCGCACAAGGGAGTGACGGGAAGCCTATCAAAATGGCAGGCTTCCCATACCATGCCCTCGACTCATACTTGCCGAGGCTCGTCAGGGCAGGCCACCGTCTGGCCATCTGCGACCAGTTGGAAGACCCGAAGCTGACGAAGAGACTCGTCAAGCGAGGTATAACAGAGTTGGTAAAACCTAAAAGTGCAGAGTGATGATTATACGAACGATAACAGGTTATGACTTCTTTGAGGTCAGTTCCGCGATGCAGAAGGCCATCAGGCGGAACGATGCAGCGGTTGCAGGTTACTTTGCATTGGAGTTGTGGACCAGCGGCTACAGGGATTATGTCTGGAAGCGACTGTACACCATCAGTGCAGAGGATTGCCACGGCATCATAACGAAGGAGATAGAAGCACTCTGGCAGGGGCATGAGCTTGTCAACAAGACGGCCACCGAGCCGAAGGGACGCATCTTTGTGAGCAAGGCAGTACTGTTGCTCTGTGCGGCAGGCAAGTGCAGGGATGCCGACCACCTGCAGAACTTCATCTATGACTGGAAGATGATAGACGTGGAGAAGTGGATTGATGATGTCCGTCAGCACCCTATCCCCATTCCAGAGTACACCTTCGATGTTCACACCCGTAAGGGGAAGAAGAGGGGCAGGACGAAGGAAGAGTTCTTCAGGGAAGAGTTTGAAGCCTTGCAGCCTCGCATTCCTGGACTGTTTGACAGCTTGGTTCCTGACAAGCAGCCAACACTTTTCGACAACCCGCAAAACGAATAGACTATGATAACGAGAGCAGAAATGGAGTACCTGGCCAAAGTGCCGGCAAGACTCGACGGCATAGAGAAGCAGCTTGAGCGCATAGCAAAAGCCTCTACGACCTAAACCAGTATTTGATAAACAAGAAGTGAGAAAATGAAAGCATTTGACATTGTATTTAAGTGTGAGCGCGGCGAGTACAAGCTGTTTGACGCCACCGTATTTCCTACCCAAGACAACATTGAAGAGTTGCAAGAGACCTTGAAAGTCTTAGACCTCGGCAAGCTTGAAAAGGTTGTCATTGAAAACATCAAGTGGAAGTAGCCATGAACACCCTACTCAATGACCAGCTGAGGATGCTGGAGGTGAAGCACTCATCCGAGAAGGCCGCTGCCAAGAAGTCGAGGCTCCGCGTGTACTACGGATGGTGCAAGCTTGGGAAGATACGAAAGCGCGAAGGCATCAGCGTCATCTACGAGAACGAAGAGGGCGTGGCAGACCACCATCGGATGGGGAAGGTGCTGTCGAAAGCACAGTACAATGTCTGCTGGCGCTACCAAACGGACGGGGAGGCCAAGGATGCCAAGCAGCTCAACCGCGTGTTCACGGAGTACTGCGTATTCATGGATGACAAGCACATCTGCGGCAGTCTTGAAGCTGCCCTCAGAGCCAACAGCCTTGCCGACCAGAACAACGCCAGCACTTCCGAGCGCAAGAGGATAGCCGACGATCTGCGCAAGTGGTACATGAGCGAGCACAGAGACTACAGGGAACCAATCAGGCAACTGGACCTGTTTGATGACCTTTGATAAGAAACGGTAACCGCCGGAAAACCCGTAAAATGGAGCAACGGGGAAAGGTTTTCATACGTGTGAGTTTAGAGGTTAATAATGAGCGCAGTTCGATTCTGCCCGGCGGTACACAGAGTAACACATTTATAAACCACAAAAACCAAAAAGCTATGTTAGATTTCATCATGGGAGTAGTGCTCGGCGCATTGGTCGGAGCATTTTCAGTCGCAATCGTCATTGCCATCGTAATGAGGAAGAGAAAAAGTCAGCAGAGTAAGTAAACAACAAAGTCAAACCATTAACACAGACAGAAATGGAAACAAAGAAAACCAAGGCCGCAGGCAGCGGCAAGAAGAAAGTCAGGCGCTTCAAGAAGTCCTGGAGGCTCGAAAGCTTCCTCAACCACGAGAACAGAATGGGGATGAACGAAGAGCAGCTTGTGGACTTCATCGAGAAGGATGTCAGGAAGCAGATGAAGAAGAACGTGAAGAAGGACCCTGAGGACAACCACTACAGAGACCGCATCCACTCGGTGTACATCAAGTACCACGTCATCGACACCAAGTACAACGAGACCGGCACCATAGAGGCAAGGCTGACGTTCTCCGTGGAGGGAGGGGCGCACGTCGATCCATTGTTTAACATCAAATACACAAAGTGACATGGGAAAGCTTATATCTACACAAGAGGCGGCAAACCGATTGGGGGTGAACCGCCAGACAATAATCAACTGGGGCAAGGACGGCACGCTAAAGCTGAAAGGCATGGGCAAGGCTTCACGCTCGTTCTGGGTTGACGAGGAAGTCATTGCAGCCATCACAGACACGGCAGCAGAGGTGGAGCAGGCACAGCAACAGTTCAAGGCCATGCGCGACGAACTCAATGAACTGACAGGAATCATGAAGGAGAAGGTACGCAAGACGAAGTGTGAGATGAGCATCATAGGCACACTCAGCAGGAGGCTTTCTACCGTCCCGTTCTTTAAGTCCTTCACTTGGGCGATGTGGTTCCTTGGTGTCATCAATGACCGCGAAATGGAAGTCATCAACCGCGTGCTCGACGGAGACAGCCTTGACGAGATAGGCGACTATTTCCGCCTCAGCCGCGAGCGCATCTTGCAGATATTCCTCAAAGCATGTCGCAAGTGCGGACAGCACGGGAACCTCAAACAGTACATTGCAAATGCAGAGGACACCAAGAAGGAACTGGAGCAGCTTCGCCTCGACAACGAGGGACTGAAACGCGCCCTGTCGCAATGGATGAAGGAGAAGGAAGAGCTGCACGAGACATACGGCCCCATCTACGACGAGGAACTTGCAAGGCTTGAAGAGCTGGCGAGGAAGTTTGAGGTTCGCATCGTTGACTGCGACTTGACTGTGCGCACACTGAACTGCCTCAAGGCAATGGATATTGACACAGTCGGTGACATCTGCAAGCACGGAAAGACCGATTTGCTGAAGATGCGCAACTTCGGAAAGAAGAGCCTGACCGAACTTGACGACTTCATCGAAACGCAGGGACTTGAATTCCGCATGGATGTTGACGGCATCTACCAGAAGAGGGCAGAACTACGCCTGCTGTATCTGAAAGAACATGGTGACGAACTTGAAAAACAACCCCAAGAGCAATGACGATACGACAGTTATTTGAAGCGTTCGGGCAGGACGGCGAGTGGAAGAAGCTCGCCGATGCCTGCACCATCAAGATGAGAGACCTCATACTGACCCCCTACGGCGACACTCAGGCAAGCCAGCTCACGGAAGAACGCATGCACGAAATGCTCCAAGAGAGCGGCTATGGTCCTGAGATGACCGTACCAGTCGAGTCATGCGTCAGACACATGATGCTATGGGCTGGCATCTGGCAGAAGAAACGCGGGTCAGTATTCAGAAAGAAAACGACCAAAAAGGAGGACACTGACATGAAGGAACCATCCGTTTATTGCCTGACACTGTCGCAGACCTTTCCCACTACTCATCCGAGAGCAGGGCAACCGACATTCTTCTTTGACAAGCTCAATGCAGCCATATCGGGCAATTTGGACTACTGGAACAAGCTGCACACCATCCGAGCCAACTATGACTTTTGGGCAAAGCGCTTTCAGAAGATTAAGGCAGGCGAAGCAGTCCTGTCTATCCGTGAATGGGTAGGCACGCCATACGGCAAAGGCTCTACCCAGCGCGAGCTTGCCCGTCTTACTCGAAAGGATGGCATAGGTATTCAGAAGCTGGAGTTTGAACTCGCTGACAAATCGTTTGGAAAGTATCATCCACGTATTAACGATGGCAAAGGAGTATCTTCCATTGAAGAATTAGCCAAGAATGACGGCCTTTCCCTCGAAGATTGGAAAGCATGGTTCAAGGACTACGACCTATCAAAGCCAATGGCAATTATTCACTTCACTAAATTCAGATATTGACTATGGACAGGAAAGCATATTGGTGTCCGAAATGCGGACGGATGTTCACAGGTATGATAGCCTTTCGCAAGCACGTCGATTCCAAGAAGTGCAAAATCAATAGAGAGAAAGACATCAAGAATGGACTAATTAAGGAGAACTAAAATATGAAAGTTACAGATTTGATGATTGGCGACTGGGTGAACGCCCGCGACGAAGAGGGTGGAGAAAATGATGGCGAAATCATCGTGAACAAATACCCGATTCAGATTGAAGCTAATTACGGCGAGACCATCCTGGACAACAACGGATGCGAACGTGTCGACAAGGACATGGAGCCTATACCGCTGACACATGACATTATCAAGGCCAATGGTTTTGAATTAACCGAGGTAGGCGACAATGGTCCAGGCACACCGAGACAGAACCTCAACAGATACGAAAAGCATGAGTGCAAGACGAAGTGGAGGGACATCACCATGTGGTATGACCGTATGACGAAGAACTGGTGCCTACATGGGATAAACAGCATAAAACTGAACTACGTCCACGAACTCCAGCACGCCATGAGGCTCTGCGGCATTGACAAGGAAATCATATTGGAGGACTGAACATGACAGACCAACAGAAACAAGAAGTGAAGGCCATGTACGATGATGGCTGGAACCCGGAAGACATAGCTGAGGAATTAGGCTATGACGAGACAGAAGTAATTGAGTATTGTGCAGAAATCTGAGAAGATTATGAAACCGAAGAAAAACCATATCATGTGTCCAGACTGCGGCAAGCCGAAGATGCTGTTCGAGACGGAGCGGAAGGCACAGGACTTCCTGCGCTGGAACGCCGACGAGATTGAAGGTGGAGAACTGCTGCGTCCCTACTACTGCAGGGCTTGCTGCGGATGGCACCTCTCGCATGTCCGGCATCGTAAGGAGTACGACAGCCGCATGGATAATTACCTCTCGGCATATCGAGAGAGCGAGTCAGGGCAGAAGTGGCAGCGGAAGCTGAAACGGCTGAAACAGAAATTTGACAAGAGAAACAGAACCGAAAAAAACAATTACAAACTATGAAGAAACTGATTTTATTCCTTGCGGTCATGCTGTTGGCAGGCTGCAAGACACAGACTCTGATGGACGGAGTAAAGGAAGAGCCGATGTACATCGACAACACAAACAACTGGCTTGTGGTGAAACGCAATGGGGTGTACCACTACGTCCTTTGGGCAGAGAACACCCAGAGGTACATCTACAGGGAAGTGCCTTATTTCCTTGTCGGGAACGTTGAGCGTTTGAAGCACGCCAGGCACATTCATCCCGACGTGATGTGTAAGCCAAGCGTGGCACAATGAAGCAACGATGCGATTATGCGATTGAGTTTTCAAGCCCAATCGCATTTCAATCGCATTTTCAATCGCATTACTAACCACTAAATTTCACAGACATGGACAAAGGAAAATTTGAAGAGGCCAAACGCATACTGGAACGTATCGAGCACTTCAAGAGGCTCAGGGATGCAATCAGACAGGCAAAAGAACGTATCGAAAAGAACAGAAATCTCCCCGCGATAAGAAATGAAGGAGTAGAACTTTTGTCAAACCTCATACGTCAAGTTTTTGAAGAAAAGGACTCTGAGTTTGTATTCGACATTTTCATCTCTACGGTTGAAAAGACATGCTTTGACGCTATAGCTGAACTTAATGAACAATTCAAGAGCTTATGAGGTACTTCATCTATGACCAGTTCCACTGGCTTAGACCTGACCACATCGAGGTATCATACGACACGTGGGACAAAGCACTTGAAGCCTACAATTTCATGAAACAGGCACACCCCTCAGAGTCGCTGGGGCTGACAGACGAGACATGGTTCAACCGCATCAAGGAGAGCATCCGTCCGTCAGCCTGCCAGCACTGCGGGAGAACACAAACCAATTAAACACACAAGACAATGAAAGAAAAAAGACTGAAAATCGCGACACACGATTCAATGACAGGGGAGAAGTCCTTTTGGCTCTCCCTATTACTCATCCCCTTCGCCCGCACTCAGGGCAAGTCGATCTACAAGCAGTGGGAAGCAGGATGCAGGATGTTTGACCTGCGCACCAAGAAAGCCTTCGGCCTTTGGCGCGGCGCACACGGATGGTGGTACACAGCAGCCGAGATAGAGGACACGCTGGAGATGCTCAACAAGCTTTCCAACGAAGAGCACGGAAAGATAGAGATAGCACTCACCTATGAGGGCAGGTCGAAGAACGCCACAGAGTTCCGCCAGCAGGCGAAGATGTGGAAGGCAACCTACAAGAACCTCGTCTGGGCGAATGTCAGTGCCAAGTACAGCGACAACTCGCTACAGGTGAACTATGAGGTGCTGATACCTGCCGACAAGGGCGCACAGGGTGGCGTACAGTCATTCCTACCTCTCGACGGCAAGCACTGGCAGACTCTCATCCCTATCCCCTGGCTGTGGAAGCTGTTCTACTTCCGCAAGGTCGAGTTCAACACCGAACAGTACCAATTCGTGGATTTCTTATGAGAGAGATTAAGTTTCGCGGCTTTGATGCCGTAGGGAAGAAGGGTTGGGTCTATGGCGACCTCGTACACAACCAGAAGGTGACAACGACAGGACTCACGCCGCGTGTCATGGTGGGAGGCTACGAGGTCATACCTGAGACTGTCGGACAGTTCACAGGGCTGCATGACAAGAACGGCAGGGAAATCTACGAAGGGGATGTAGTGATGTTCCTGTCATGGTTCAAGCATGGAGGTGTCGGCCGATGGACCAGGCATGTAGTGTCTTGCAGGGATGCCTCATGGTCCCTCGCGTCCGTTGACTTCCAAGAATCCCACATGCTTTGCGGCTACCACGAAGATGACAGACGAAGGTTTGATGTCATAGGAAACACCCATGACAACCCAGAACTGATAAAACGAGATTTGACAAAACAATGAAACGTGTTGCATTTTTGCGTACCTTTGCAGCACGAAACATCCTATGAAGGGCAAGCAACTGTAGTCCGAACAGTATTCCAGCGGGTAAAACACAACCAAAGAACCTTTCTTACGAACAACACCCAAAGGAAGTCGGACGACAGGTGCTTACCTCAGTAGGGAAAACACAAGGCTTATGGCAGAGAAGAAGAAGAAAAGGAAGAAAAGAGCAGCCGAAGACTCCCTGACACCGAGACAGGAAGCCTTCTGCCGATATTATGCCGAAATATGCAGTGACACTCACACAAGCAAATGGGCAGTCGAAGCTTACCGCATGGCCTACAACACGGAGAAACAGCAATACGAGACAATTCGCGTAAACGCGAACAAGCTGCTTCGGAGTACTCCAATAGCACTACGGATTCAGGAGCTCCAGAGAGAGGAAGCAGAGCGCTCGCGTGTCGATAGGGCGAAGATTGAGAGGGTTCTACAAGCCATTGTCAGTGCAGACCCTTCCGACATCTATACAATGGACGAGAAGACGGGCAAGACGCGCATCAAGTCACCTTCCCAGATGCCAAAGCACATACGCATTGCCTTGAAGAGCATCAAGAACAACAAGGGCGTTGTGTCCTACGAGTTCAACGGCAAGACTGAGGCTGCACGTCTGCTGGGTGCATGGAACGGATGGAACGCTCCCACTCAGGTAGAGATAGGAGGCAGCATCAAGGGAGAACTAAAGATAGGCTTTGACGAGGAAGAATGATAGTCAACTACAAGAAGCTTAACCCGAACGGATTCTATTGTCTGCAATACTTCAACGACGATACAATCCGCTTCATTGTGTTGTACGGGGGCAGTTCCTCTGGCAAGAGCTTCAGCGTTGCCCAAGCCATACTCATACAGACGCTGTACGATGGGGAGAACACCCTTGTCATGCGTAAGGTAGGTGCCAGCATCTTGAAGACGATATACGAGGACTTCAAGGTTGCTGCAAAGGGTCTTGGCATACGCGACTACTTCCGTTTCACACAGAACAGCATCAGGAGCATCTACAATGGTGCCAAGATTGACTTCTCTGGTCTTGACGATCCGGAGAAGATAAAGGGTATATCCAACTACAAGCGCGTCCAGCTGGAAGAGTTCAGCGAGTTCGAGATAGAGGACTTCAAGCAGATAAGGAAGCGTCTGCGTGGTAAGAAGGGACAGCAGATTATCATGACCTTCAACCCCATCAGTGAGATGCACTGGATAAAGAAGGACTACCTCGACACTGAGAAGCTGCATGAGATACCCATGAGGGTAGTCATCGGTGGCAAGGAGATTCCCGAACGGCTTACTCAGGTGAAAAGGCTGCTCATGAATGAGCCGAAAAGTGTTCTAAATGTCCGCACCAAAGAGATAGAAGAGCACCCATCTGACACGGTAGTCATCCAAAGCACCTACCTGAATAACTTCTGGGTGGTAGGTTCTCCCGATGGCAAGTACGGCTTCTACGACGAGCAGTGTATAGCGGACTTTGAGAAGGACAGGCTCAACGACCCCGACTATTACAACATCTATGCCCTTGGTGAGTGGGGAATACTGCGCACAGGCTCGGAGTTCTTCGGTAGTTTCAGCAAGGGAAAGCACATGGCAAACGTGCAGTTCAACGATAAATTGCCGATACATCTGTCTGTTGATAGCAACGTGTTGCCATATATTACTATATCATATTGGCAGATTGACCTCGATAACGGCAAGCATCTTTGGCAGTTCTGCGAGACGGCAGCTGAGAATCCACACAACACAGTACGCCGTGCGGCCAAGCTGGTAGCTGAGAGGCTTCACAAGTTCGGCTATACCGGCAAGGTGTATCTGCATGGTGATGCCAGCACGAAGTCAGCGAACAACATAGACGAAGAGAAGCGATCATTCCTTGACCTCTTCATCTCTACCCTCAACGAGAAGGGCGTGGAGGTGGTGGATGTTGTGGCCAGCTCCAATCCGAGTGTCAGCATGAGCGGTGAGTTCATCAACGCCATATTCGAGGGGAGTATTCCTGGACTATCCATTACCATAGGTGACAGCTGCCGCATTTCCATGGAGGACTATCAGGCTGTCCAGAAGGATGCCAATGGCGGTATCTTGAAGACGAGGGTGAAGAACAAGATGACCATGCAGACGTATGAAGAGCACGGCCACTTCTCCGACACCTTCCGATATGTTGTGTGCGACCTGATGAATGAAGAGTTCATTGCGTTCTCCAATAAGCGTAAGCGCAACCTCTATGCCCGTGACGGCTTCATCACATTCTACAATCCTGCTGGAGAGTACGAGTACACCGACTCCATCTGCTATGTCATGCCGAACATCGGAGGGATGTTCCTGTTGCTGTACGGTAGGAAGTGCGGTGATTTCTGGCACATCGTCGATGTTGTCTATACTGAGTCCGTATCTACCGAGAGCATGCGTGATGCTATTGAGAAAAGAGAGACGGACAATGTGGTGATAGAATGTAGTGAGGCATACTTCCAGTTCGTGCGCACCATGAGGGAGAGCAGCGACAAGGATATAAAGGTCATCAAGGAGGCTGCGAATGTTGACAGTCGCATTGCCGCAACGTCTGACTATGTGAGAAGCCTCATCCGTTTCAACGAGACGGAGGCAAACGAGAATCAAGATTACGGAAAGTTCCTAACAAGTTTGTTTGACTACAACAAAGACAGTCAAAACAAGGACGCAAGCACCATTCTAAGCGGTTTCATTCAGTATGTGGTGAAGCAGGGGTGAAATCAAGATTTTTGCATTTTGAAAATCGTGTTGATTTTTTACTTACCTTTGCGCCAAACTTGAATGAAATGGATTTCAAACTACCATTCTTTAGGAGTTTTACTCGTAAGTCTGGCGAACAGCAGAGTAATGCAATAGAGCTGCCCCTCGAACTCGGAGGTGGCACAGTAGAGAAGTATTCACCCAGGTATCTTGAGCTGAATGTGCTTCCGTATTTCTGCGGGGAGAATTATCTGCAACTCTTCGAGACTGTTCCGGAAGTGTTCTTCCCAATCAACTACATAGCAAGTCGCATTGCTGGAGCTACCTTTGAGGTGAAGCGCGTGAAGGATGACAGCATCGTGTTCTACAAGAAGGAGCTTAACAAGTTCCTGGACCAGCCGAACTGTCTGATGAAGTTCAGGGAGCTTGTCTATCTGCACTTCGTCTATAGGCTTGCGACAGGCAATGCCTTCCTGCGTGCCGCGATGGGTGACGGTGTTAACCCTGACAGGCGTTGGCGCTGGTGTGACAACTTCTGGGAGCTGCCTGCCGACAAGATGCAGGTTGTTCCGAACAGGGACATGAGGACGATGTTTGCCGTAGCAAGCAAAGAAGAGCTTATCACTGCCTATCGGCTTGAAATGGGCTACACATCGTTCCGTGACATTGCCCCTGTGGAGGTGTGGCACGACAGGGACGGACGGCCTATGTTCTACAACGATTCCAACTTCATGATGAGCAAGAGCAGGCTTGCGAGCCAGCAGAAGGCGATAAGCAACCTCATTGCAGTCTATCAGGCTCGTAACCTTATCTATGTAAAGCAGGGTGGACTTGGTTTCATCGTGTCGAAGAAGACAGACGCTACTGGCACTGTTGCACTGACAGACAAGGAAAAGGAGGCAATAAGAAAGCAGCATGATGCCAACTACGGCATAACAGGCGAGAAGCTTCCTTACGGCATCAGTGATGTGCCTATCGACTTCGTGCGCACCAATCTCTCCATATCTGACTTGCAGCCGTTCGACGAGACGTTGCAGGATGCCATCACCATTGCAGGTGCCTACGGAATACCGAGTGTGCTTGTGCCGAGAAAAGACCAGAGCACGTTCAGCAACCAGAGCACAGCGGAGAAGGCCGTGTACAGTTCGCACATCATCCCGATGACGAAACGCTTCTGTCAGGACTTGACTGCATTCCTTGGGATTGAGGATGACGGCTTCTACATTGACTGCTGCTTCAAGGACGTGGATTGTCTGCAGGAAGGCTTGAAGGATGCGGAAGAGGTGAAGAAGCTTTTGAACGAGCGTTGCAAGATGCAGTTCCTGAGCGGTATCATCACCATCAACGACTGGCGTGCGCAGATATGCGAGGAGAAGCTTGAAGGAGAAGTATTCGATAAGGTCTTGTTCAACATGACCGACGAAGAAATAGAGTTTATTAACAGAGTTTTTAACATCAAAAGTGAGAAAGAAGATGAAAGAAGAAATCAAGCGCCTACAGTACAAGACGAAGGCAAATGATGTGGATGATGAGAAAGGTATCGTTACCGTTGCGGTGAACGGTATCGGTGTCAAGGACTCGCAAGATGACATTTCTATGCCGGGGTCGTTTACGAAGACCCTGAAAGAGAACATCGGCAGAATGCGTTGGTTCCTTAACCACCGCACCGACCAGCTGCTTGGCGTACCCATCGAAGGAAAGGAAGAGGGAGGCAATCTCGTGATGACGGGTCAGCTGAACCTTGACAAGCAGATGTGCCGCGACATTCTGGCCGACTACAAGCTGTTTGCAGAGAACGGCAGGACGTTGGAGCACTCCATCGGTGTGCAGGCCATGAAGCGTGACGAGAGCGACAAGAGGAAAGTCCTTGAGTGGAAGATGTGGGAGTACAGTACCCTCACCCACTGGGGAAGCAACCCTCAGACATTCCTTGTCGGCATCAAGTCCGCAACTCCCGATCAGGTAAGAGAAGCCTGTGAATTCATCCGCAAAGCGTTCCTGCAACACGGCTACAGTGACGAACGTCTAAAAGCCTATGATATGGAACTTAACCTATTATTGAAGAGCCTCAACGGAGGCCAGATTGTGACATGCCCCTGCTGTGGGCATCAGTTTGACTACGAGAGTGTGACAGAGCACACTTTCAGTCAGCAAGTGATTGACCTTGCCGCTCAGTACCAGCGATGGATTACTGAGGACATAGTACGTGAGGAGATGGAGAAGCTTACTCCCGAAATCAGGGAGCAGGTTAACGCCGTTCTCGACATCGTGCTTTCCAAGAGCGGTAAGCCTGTATTTGAAGAGAAGGGACTTACGGACATCATGAGTTTTGTTCGCTGCCCCAAATGCTGGAGTAGAGTTTACAAATCGAATGCAATAATTCAGGATGCAAGTACTACAACTCCCCCTGCTGCTGGCCCTGAGCCGTCGGATGACACTCAGAACAAAGGTGAGCAGGGCTCCCAAGAGGGTGTTGTGAAGGAAGAAGCCGCTGGAAGCACTTTGCCCGACTTTGAGAAACTGAATGGCATGTTTATTAACTAATTCAATTTTTTCAAAGACATGAAAAAGAAATTCGTGACAGTTGCCGACTTGGCACTGAAGATGGACGGTTGCTCCAAGGAAGAGCAGACCTTCATGAACAACATCGCACAGATGATGTGTGACACTATCAACAAGAGCCGTGAGGGCGAGATGGACGCTGATGAGGTTGAGCAGAAGTTCGCCGAAATCAACGAACAGTTGAAGTCCTATGACTCTGAGAAGTTCAACCAGCTCATCAAGGACAACGAAGACCTCGTTGGTCAGGTGAAGCATTTGGGCGAGACCATCAAGAAGCTCCAGGAGAAGGGTCTCAGCATGGAAGTTGTCGATAAGTTCGACGAGAAGATTCAGGCTATGCTCGACTCCGAGAAGTTCAAGGACTTCGCAAGCGGACGCACCAGCAAGTCCGGAGCATTCGACGGCTTCTCCCTGAAAGAGGTCAGCATGACCAGCAACTACACTGGCACCAACCTCATCACCGAGCAGCAGGGCAAGGTAGTTTCTGCCGTTGCCAACAAGAAGCTGCACATGCGTGACGTGATTACCACCCTGCAGGGTGACCCTGAGTATCCTCAGCTTGCCTTTGCACAGGTGTACGACTTCGACCGCAACGCCGCATTCGTATCTGAGAACGGCACTCTGCCCGAGTCCAGCATCAAGGCTAAGGAAGTGACCGCAGCCACCAAGCGTCTTGGTACTCACATGAAGATTTCCAAGCGCATGCTCAAGAGCCGCGTTTACATCCGTTCGTTCATCCTGAACATGCTGCCAGAAGCTGTGCTCATGGCTGAGGACTTCCAGATGCTGTTCGGTGACGGCAACGGCGAGAACCTGAAGGGTATCGTGAACTTCGACGGTGTAACCTCTATAGAGGCCATCATCGGAACTGCTGTAACCACTGGTGCTGCTGGCTGCATCACAAGCGTTTCTTCTTACAATGGCGGTGCTGACACCGTTATTGAGCTGACAGCCGTGAACGACAAGATTCTCGACGGCATGATGATTACGATTGCTGGTGCAACCGTGAACACCAATGTCAACAGCACATTCCCTGTTGAGAAGCTGTCCGACAAGAAGATTCTCCTGAAGGGTGCTGCCTACACAGGTTCTGAGAGCTCTACCAGCTCTATGACTTACACCGTTAAGCATAGCGGCTTCAAGAGTGTTGACCAGCCCAACAGCGGCGATGCCATCAAGACTGCCTTTGCTGTGATGAACTACGCACAGTTCTCTGCAAACGCCATCGTCCTGAACCCCATCACCGTCAACTCTATCGCCAGCGAGAAGGATTCTCTCGGCCGTAACCTCGGCCTCATCGAGAACCGCAACGGCGTGAACTACGTTGGTGGCAAGCCCATCATCGAGTACACCGGCATACCTGCTGGCAAGTACCTGCTGGGTGACTTCGTGAACGGTGCAAACCTCGTTGACTACACTTCCATGAGCCTGGAATGGTGCGACGACGTGGAGAGCAAGCTCAAGAATCAGGTTGTGCTCATCGCACAGGAAGAGGTCATCATGCCTGTGTACATGCCTTGGGCATTCGCTTACGGCACACTGAGCAGCCTCATCACCGCAATCACCAAAGCCTAAACTGAGTGAGTCATGAAAGTTATTCTCGAAGGTGAAGAGCGTGTTGTAAGCGCCATTATCCGTGAGAATAGGGTAAGAGTAAGCAGGGGGCAGGTTTCCTTCACCCCTGCCGACTCAATCCCTACTCCAGAGGGTGTAACTGAGAAGGACGTTAAGGACATGGCTGAGGCTATCGAGAAGAAAGATTCCCGTATTGCCGAACTCATGGAAGAGAACAAGACTTTGAAGGCTACACTCGAAGAGAAGGCAGACGACAAGGACGCTCCCGAAACTACCGACACCAAAGAAGGTGGAGAGACCGACACTACTCAGGCTCCCGAAGGAGACAGCAAGGATGCTCCCAAAGGTGATACCAAGGACGTAGAACCGGTGACCGACACCAAAGGTAAGAAAACCTCAAAGAAGTAAGACATGCTGATTGACATAACATCTTTCACTAAAGGTCCAAGGCAGATAGAAAATGCCGTAGAGACCCCCAAGAACCCCAACCAGGTAGCTGTTGAGGAACGTGTAAACGGGTACATAGAGTTTTTGCAGTCCGAGTTCCTGCGCAAAGCCGTAGGAAAGCCTCTCTGTGAGCAGATAGATGCGTACAGCCGTGTCGAGCACATGGCAGCTACGGAAGAGCCGCAGGAAGGGGAACAGCAGGAAGGCAGCGAGGAAACCCAGCAGGAAGTGCATGAGGAACCAAACGAAAGGATGGAGCGCCTCATCTCTCTGCTGAAAGAGCCTTTTGCCGACTATGTATTCTTCTACATGCTCCGTGACATGAACACGCAGGCGACCATTACAGGCCTTGTGAGGCTGAAATGTGCCAATGACTATGTGAGCACTATCGACAAGGGCGTGCAGGCATGGAACAGGATGGCAGACGCTCTGCGCGTGTTCGCAAGTGAGGTTGATGTATTGGGAGTGGAAGGTGTGTGTGTCGATCGGGATTTGCTGACCTACATTAACAACTTCAATCTGTAAGCAATGCAGCCAAACATCATAGACATACTTGGAGGTATCGTTGAGAATCTGTCCGGCCATACTGAGGTGCGAATATGCGGCAAGAAGGCTTCAAAGCCAACCATCACCTACATGTTCGGCGACTCTAAGTACATCAAGGACCAGCTCGACGCATACAGCAAGGTGACTAATGTTGAAAAGTTGCCTCTGATTGCCCTTTTCACTCCTGTAAGGGAGAAGAGGGGGCAGGTCGAAATAGCATCAGAGGCAAAGGTTTCGTTGCTCATAGCATGCAGCAGCCGTCAGGAATGGAGCAATGAGGAGCGCAAGGTATATTCCTTCGAGAACGTCCTTCGCCCCATCTATGATGCCTTCATGAACGCACTGCTGCAGTGTCCTGAGATTAGGAGCAACTATGACGGCAGCATTCCGCATGTCTATTCCGAGAACTACAGTTATGGCAGATATGGAGCCTACACCGCAACAGGTGAAGCTGTCAGTGAGCCAATAGATGCCATTAACATCACCGACTTAGAGATTTGTGTTAACATTCAAAATTGCAAAAGATGAGAAACATTCGTAACTGCGAGGGTCTTAACCTCGAAACCGGCCACAGTGCATGCCAAGTTGACTTTGGCAGAATCAAGGCCATTATCCTTGTACCTCATGGCAAGACCTTGGGTACAACGTTTGCCGCAGGCACGTTCGAGACGATGTGCCATGCTGATGTTCCCAACCGTATCTATCCCATCAAGACTGTCGTCGAGTACGCAAAGAACGGCGGCGAGCCTCAGGTGAGTGCTGTCGGTTACGGAGGCAACAGTGTGAACGGCCTCAGCGCACAGACTGACACCTTCACGCTCGACAAGTTCTACGACAACTTGGCAGCAAGCCTCACGAAGAACATGAACAAGAAGTTCGACGCCTACTATCTGGACGAGAACAACCTGCTCATAGGTGTGAACAACGGCACAGACGCACTCGGTGGCATCCCCATGACTACCGTGTACCCGACCGTCGTGCCTCATCCTACTTCGAGTGCAAAGGCTTCCATGACCGTCTCCCTCTGCCTGGAGGATGCACGCAAGGCCATCGAGAACCTCGACTATGTTCAGCTCGACTTCAATCCGATGGATGAGCTGGAGGGTCTTATTGAGGTTGACCTCGTTGAGACTGAGAGCGATAAGTTCACCGTTATCGAACACCATGGCGGTCTTGACCGTACAGCAGAGTACGGACAGGTACTGGCTACTGCTGCTACCACCGTATTCGACAACGTCACCGCATGTACGTATGAGAACGGCAAGCTGACCATCACTGCTGCCAGCGGCAAGACTCCTGCCTTGAAGAAGGCAAGCGTGCTCGCCACGAACGACATCACCGGCATCGAGTACATGCTGACGAGAAAGCTTCCAACCGCCTAAACCTGTACGGACATGATTATCGAAGGCGTTACATTTGTTGAGCCTGCTGTAAAGCAGATGAAGAAGAAAGAATTCATCGATGCTCATAAGGACGTGTTCTGGTTGGACCGTGAGCCGAAGGAGCGCGAGAAGATACTCTCCGACGCTTACGATGCAATCACGAAGCAGAAGGTCAAGGAAGAATGATTCAGTAGCTGAACGGGGGCTGGGCCAGTCAAAAGCCCGGCCCCTTAAATTATCAAACAACATTCAAAACAAAACGAAAATGAGAAAGTTTATTTCTTTCATGCTGGCAGTGGTGCTGTTCGGCATGGTAGCAGGAATGAGTTCCTGCAATGGTTGTAGCAAAGGCTCAGGTGAGCCATCAGTAGAGATTCCGACTGTGCAGGCAGACTACGACGGCGTAGTGCTTGACTTCACAGCAGGTGTGAGCAACATTCAGGCACTTCACCGCCAGACGATGTTCGCTATTACAGGCGACCACTACGAGTGGCGCAACTCCAAGGTGCTTTTCAATGACAGCATCACGCTTGAGAGCATCGACGATCTGAAAGTTGTAGAGGTGACGGACGTTTTTTATTACTGGAACGCTGGTCCTAACGTGCAGTTCATCGCCTCCAATGTTAAGAAGGGTACTATTATACCTCCTGTCATCCACGACGTATGGATAGAGGATGCCGACCTGAGCTACAAGGAAATCAAACTGAGTGCCGAGGACGTTCTGAATAGACTTAAAGAGTGGAACGGACTTATACCGCCAGCTGTCAGCATGAGCCTGAGATACCCTGTAGGCCCTTGCGAGTGTAACGCACAATGGGTGATAGGCAACGCATACGACGTGATATTCATAGACGCAGTGACGGGAGATATAAGCAACTGGTGTCCTGCATTCAATCCAAACAACAGGGCCAAAGGCGGTGACTTCGGAAAGCCCCTTGGAGAGTGGCCATAACATAACAACCAAAAATCATTACTCGGAGTGCCTGGAGAAATCCGGGTATTCCGAGATTCAAGTTTTCAAAGCGCATGGACTTCGACAGACTTGAAAGCGTAGTGGATGCCATCAGCACCGGAATAGGTGACAGCATCCTTGAATGCCTCAACGAGAAGAGGGGTATTATCGTAGATTGCATCACAGAGCAACTTTATTCGGGTGTGGATGGTAACAAATCCTACCTTTCCCCTACATACGATAATGACCCCTATTTCAACGAGAAGGGGCCTTGGCATGGTGCAGCCTATGCCTACAAGAAATGGAAGGAGCGCATCACGCCTCCCATGAAGAGTCCCACACTGGGACTACCACCGAGACCGAGCGAGGTTCCGAACCTGTTCATCAACGGCCGTTTCTACGAGTCCATCATGGCAGCGAGGGTCGGCGAGGTGATACGGGTATATACCAGCGGGTTCAACGATGGCCCACTGATAGAGAAGAAATATGGTGGAGAGATATTCAAGCTTACGGATGACGCGAAGGAGTACTTCAACATGTATGCCCTTCGCCCCTGGCTGAATGACTTCATCACAAAATGCGGATACAGATGAGTTGCGCATGTGAAAGGAAGAAGATAATGAGCGAGCTTGAGCACGTCCGAGAGCTTGCCAAGAAGTTAGCCATCATGGAGCAGTCCATTGTGGTCATATACAAGAAGGCAGACGGCACATTCTCCTTTGCCCTTGCCGATGAAGAAATACAAGGAGAGATTGTAGAATACAGACACTACCTATAAGCTATGGCAGACATCAGAATCACAGACCTTGTTGATGAGAAAGTCTTTTCTGACTTGGAAAAGCTATCCGAGGGAATCAAGAACGCGAAGCAGCAGTACATTGAAGCGGCTCAGGAACTCGCCAAGGGCCTCAACATGAAGATAAGCGTGTCGGGTGACTTGGAGAAGTTCAACCAGACGCTTGCAGAGAGCAGCAGGAAGGCGCAGGAAGCGACCGACCAGCTCAACACGTCCGTGAGCAAGCAGAGGGAGATAATCGCCCAGACAACGAACACCATCAGCCGCGAGCTGGCAGAGATAGAGAAGGAGAACAAAGCGAAGAGGGAAGCCTTCGAGCAAGACAAGTCCGCTATCGACATTGCCGAGCGTCTGATAGGCAGCAGGCAGAACAACATCCTTCGCCTTGCCGAGTTGCAGGGAAAGCTCAAAGAGACGAAGGAGGCAGAGAAAGCCCTCGACGATCAAGTGAAGAGCGGCACCATCAGCGAGCAGGCAGCACTTGCGAAGAGGGCAAGCATCATTGACCAGCAGCGCGAGTACAAGGCTGCAATCAAGGACCTGAATCTCGTCCTTACCAATCAGGAGAAGCAGATGCAGGCGAGTGACGGCAGTTATCAGAAGCTGTCCCTGCAACTGGAGTTCCTCAAAAAAGCCTATAAGGGGCTCACAGAGGAAGAAAAGAACGGTGAGCTGGGCAAGAGGCTTGGAGAGGAAATCGGGAACCTTGACGCGCATCTGAAAGACCTTGCAGCCGACATGGGCGAGTTCCAGCGGAACACCGGCAACTATGCCATAGCGAACCAGAACGTCAAGACTGAACTGAGGGAGCTTGTGCAGGAGATAGCCCTGCTTACCATCCAGTACAGGAACATGAGCGACGAGGAACGCAACTCTGCTCAGGGTCAGGAATTGCAGGAGAAGATGCAGACGATGACCGCAAGGGCAGCAGAGTTGAAGGATGCAGTATCAGATGTCAGCAGGGAGATACAGAGCGGTGCCAACGATACGAAGAACCTGAGCGCCATCACAGAGGGCATAAACCTCCTTGTCAGTGGTGTTGGTGGGCTTACTG